GAACGGATCAGCTGAGTTTTCTGGTGATGTAACTGCTGACAACGGCACCTTTACTGGTGCGCAAACTGGTGCAAATGTAGGCACTCTTACTGTTACAAACAGCACTAGCAATCCATCAGCAGGTCGTGTCTTTGTTGGACTAGACACAGGTGGAAATGCAACAACAAGGATTTTTGCCGATGGTCAATTCGTTTCGATGCAAGATGGCGACAACTCTAACCTAACATTAGGTTTGACCGATGAAGGATTTTTTATTAGGTGTCGTAGTGGTTCTACAACTGGATTTAACGGTACTGAACGATTTAGAGTGGCTCTAAACGGCGATTGTTCAAATAGTAATAATGTTTATGGACCATTCTCTGACATTAAGCTGAAAGAAAACATTGTAGATGCTAAGTCTCAATGGGAAGATCTGAAAGCTGTTCGTGTTGTCAACTTTAATTTTAAAGAAGAAACCGGCTTTGAAACCCATAAACAGATCGGAGTAATTGCTCAAGAAATTGAAAGAGTTTCACCAAGTTTAGTTTCTGATACGCCTGATGTTGAAGAAGTGATAGTTACTACAACCAATTCTGATGGTAGTGAAACAACGACTTCCACCATGCGTGAAACAGGAACAACTACTAAAACAGTTGCTACTTCTGTTCTTTATATGAAAGCTGTAAAAGCACTGCAAGAGGCAATAGAACGCATTGAAACACTCGAAGCTGAAGTGGCTTCACTCAAAGGAGGTAATACTTAATGACACTTAGATTAAATAACGATAACGGAAACTCAGCCAGCATTGACTATGTTGATGGAGCTACTTCTAACGTAGATATTGAGTTTCCAGAAACAAGCGGCACCGTAGCAATGGTTGGTGCTGCTGGTGGTCTTGCTGGGAATATCTCTAGGGCTAATATTTTTAGATTAGAAACTACTTTCTCCACTGATGGTGGAACTATAACTGGCTGGGGAGTTCCCAATGAAACTGGTGAATCCGGTGGTATTGGTGCATCAGTTACTCAAGCCACTGGTGTATTCAGCTTTGGAGTTACTGGTATTTGGTTAGTAGCAATGACTGCTCGTTTTATTGTTGTCAATGGTGATACATCATGTGGTGTTTTTAGCGAGCAAACAAACAATGCTGGTACTGATTGGTTTGCTCGGAGTACAGCTCAAACTGGCAATTCTGGTACAGCTGATATTAATGCAGATGCAACAAGTATTGCCCTTTTAAATATTACAGATACTGCTAACCAACAGCTAAGGTTTAGAACTAATTCATTTTCAAGTGGCACTTCACTGTCTGCTAACACAACACTTAACCACACAGCCGCACTGTTCCTTCGCTTAGGAGATACCTGATGTCTGAATTAAGAGTCGCCCAAATCCATAACCCTAACGATCAAACGGGTGGGATCACAATTGATAATAATGATAATGTCAGCATCAGCGGTCAAGCGCAGCCTACCGCTGGTGCACAGGGTAACCGTAACCTAATTATCAACGGCGCTATGCAGATTGCACAGCGTGGTGATGATATGGATGATATTACTACTACTGGTTACCGCACTTGTGACAGGTTCCGAATAGACGTTAATTCGCTAGGTACTTGGACTGTTCAGCAAAGCACTGAATCACCTGATGTGTTTACTAACTCACTCAGGATGTTATGCACAACTGCTGATGCTTCACCTGCTGCTAGTGACGCTTGTCTTATCAATTATTTTGTAGAAGGTTTTGACTGTCAACGCCTCCTTGATACTGGCACAACTACACATCCAATGCGATTGTCTTTCTGGGTAAAGTCAAATCGCACAGGTGATGCTTCTCTTGAATTGATTCAACCTGACAACAGTAACAAAATGTTTACTGTAAGCTACAACATTGCAGCTGCTGACACTTGGGAACATAAAGTAATTGAAATTCCAGCAGACACTGCTGCTGTTTTTGATAATAACAATGGAAGGGGTTTAGAAATTAGCTGGTGGCTTAATTCTGGCTCATCCTTTACTGGTGGCACTCATTCTGCTGGATGGGTTGCATTTGATCAAACAGCACGAAACTGTACCAATCTTGGTGTTGGTCAAGCAGTCGATGATGAGTTCTGCCTTACTGGTGTTCAACTAGAAATTGGCACTAATGCTACTGCGTTTGAATGGCGTCCACATGCCGCTGAGCTTGCGTTGTGTCAGAGGTATTTTCAAACAAGTTTTGTGCAGGGCGCACCAAGGCATGGCGTAACTAGAAACATTTATCTCTTTGTTCGCCCATACACTGGAAACAATGTTGCAGGCATCGGGAATGACTACCAAGTAGAAATGCGTGCAGTTCCAACTATTGTAACTTATACTACGCAAGGTGGGAGTGGGGAGACCAACGGGTATGTTTCTTATTACACTAACGGCAGTTGGAGCAATGGTGCTATGAATCCCCATAGCAGTAGAACATTAACACGACTAACACTTGACGGCGGCTTAGACTCAGCTGTCGTATTGGTTCAATACAACTACACTGCGGATGCTGAGTTATGACCTACAAACGTCTTTCTATCGACCCAACAACCGGGAAAGAAAGGAATGAAATCCAAAGAATGTCCGACAACGCTTATATTCCATTTGATCCCGATAACACCGATTATCAAGAATACCTAGCGTGGCTGGCTGAAGGTAACACTCCTGCACCATATGTTGCACCTCCTGTACCTTCTCCGCTTACAACTGAAGAAAAAGTAACTAAGCTTCTCTCTGACTACGGTCTATCTAGAGAAGAACTAAAAACAGTTATCAATGAATAAAAAAGCAACCGAAGACCAGTTTAACGAGTTGCATAATCTTGTTACTAAGGAGTTCCTTGCCCGTATCAAATCGGGTGAGGCTTCCACTCAAGATTTAAAAGCAGCTTGTGACTGGCTCAAAGCCAATGACATCTCTGGTGTCCAATTCGAGGGCAATGCCCTTGATAAACTCGCCAATGTGATCCCCCAAATTGACCCTGAACTTGTACAGAGGAGACTGTATGGCAGCAAGCAAAGGGTATAGTGGACCCAAGTATGCTAATGGGAATCACAAGTCCCAACAAAAGGCATACAACAAAACTAAAAAAGGACTGCAGATTCGTACTGCAGCAAACAAACTGAATCGTAAACTTGGAACCTATGGTAACGGCGACGGTAAAGATGCATCTCACACAGGACCTAATACAGGCAAACTGGAAAGTCCTCACAAGAATCGCTCTAGACCCCGTCGCGCATGACCCCTCTGTTCCCTAAACCTGATTACTATCTAACCAACTTAATAAGCATGACATCCTCTGAGGCAACCCGTCTTTGGAGGCGGGCTATAAAAGAAAGCTTTAATTGTCAATGTGTTTATTGCGGACAACCTTATGAATTACATGAACTCACAATCGACCACGTTAGACCTCGATCTAAAGGAGGCGAAACGATTACAAGAAATTGTGTCCCAGCATGTAGATGCTGTAATCAGGACAAGGGATCAGAACATTGGGAAGACTGGATGCTTCAACGATTCGGACTTCATCCAGAACGTACACAACTAATTTTAGATCACATCAATGGCTAGTGTAAACGAAAAACACTTTAAAGCTGGCGGTGGCAACGCTGCTGTCAAAAAGCTGCTAGCGGCTCAAGCTGCAGCAGCACGACAATTGACTGGTGCCTCCCAATCTAGTCAACAAACTGCAAAACCTACTGAAGCTCAACTAGCTCGTCTTCGTGCTAGGGTTGCTGCTAATGGTAAGCGAGAACTTGAGCGTCAACAAAAAACAAGCAACCGTAAGGAAGCTTCTGAAACTACCTACAGTGGTAACAAAGTCTACCGTAATGGTAAGCACATTGGCAACATGGTCAATGGTAAACTGGTTAAACTTGATAAAGGTTCATCTGGTGGTAGTAAAATCCGAAAAGTTAAGTACCCTGTTGAAGTGGGTAAGGTTGAGGAAAAGAAACCCACTACTACATCGTCTAGTTCATCTAGTTCGTCTGGCGGTGGTGGCTCTAGCAGTGGCTCTCGCGGTGGTTCTTCTGGTTCCTCTGGTGGTTCTTCATCTAGCTCTGACCGCTCCCCTACTCCTCCTCGGCGTAATGGAGCCGGAGTCAAGACCCCACTGAGTGGTGGTGCTGGCGGTACCCGTCCTACTGGTCCTGGACCTAAGACTGAATCTAAGCCTGCCAAGCCTAAGTCTCGCTTAGAGAAAGCTCTGTCTGGTATTGGTAAGTGGGAAGAACCTAAGAAGAAGGAAACCCGTAAAAAGCCTACTTCTAAATTCCTTAAGAAAACTGGTAACACACGATGAGATCACTCGTTGATGCCCTCGGCTCTACAGCCGAAAAACTCCTAAAGGGTGTTGACGATCTCGGACCTAATAAGGCGGTTA